GAAAGCGGGCATCGTCATTTCACTCCCCTAAGGTTGGATCATGAAAGACTACATAACACCTTTACCTATGGATGTCAAGTTGCCAGTATAAAAAGATACCGGGGCCAATTGGCCCCGGTATACCGTTCTACCAAGTTATTGAAATCACTTACGAAGCGGGCGTGACCTGAGCTTGGCAAAGCGCGCGACCGTCGATCACGGAATATCCGTAAACCTGCAAACCGCGTAAAATTTGGCCAAACGTCAGCTCGGAACGCAACGTCTCGACCTTACTAATTTGCGAGGCAAACGTAAGTGAATGCGCATGGCCCGCAAATAGTGGGTACTCTCCTGCATTAAACTGCGCGCTGTCCGAACTGTTGTTCGGCAGCAAGTTGCTGATGTAGATAGTGAAACGGTCGATCATTCCGAGGCGACCATTCCGGAGCATCGACACGCTGTCGCCGCTCAGGTAGGCCTGACGGAGTTCCGACTGCTTGATCTGACGGCCAGCCCACGCCGGCATGACGACCCATCGGCCGACTTCCGGGATGTTCTGCTCGTCAAGGACCTGGCCCATACGCATGAGCACGTCCAGGAGTTCCACCTGACCCGAACCCGCGTTACGGCCCACAACGGCCAGGGCAGAACCCTGGACGCCAAGGTTAAGCGAGCCAGTGATCACGCCAGCGGCGGTCCCCTGGTTCGCAGCAGCCATCTGGCCAACGATGCCGGACAGTACATCCGTGTCCACGGCAATCTTCAGCTGTTGGGCCGCATCGTCCGACCACATGCTCAGGATGTTCAGATCGCTCTGGACTTCCATGACGTCATCGAGGATCACGGAGAAGTACTTGCCGTTCCCGATGTAGAGCTCCACGGTGCCGCCTGTCGGGCGATCGAGCCCAAGCAAGCCGTCGGCATCGTAGTTGTGGATGGTGATCGTCGGCTTCGTGCGGATCTTCACACGATCGCCTTTATTCTTGATCTCGCCTTCGTAGTCGGTGTTGCTAATGGCAGCGAGCACCGTTGAGGCGTAGAACTTCTCTACCAGCTTGCCCGACCAGATCTCGGGAATGAACCCTGTGGCCTGCAACTGGTTGCCCGAAGAACCCGTCGGGTAAATCGCGGGAGTGGTGGCGGAAGTTGCGCCAGGAAATGCACCGGTAGGAATGCCCATTTGAGCCCCCATTTGCGGGGGCTATGGTTAAACCCCCTGGTTAACGAACTCGCCCTTCTCTCTGGGCGGCGAAGATATCTGCCTCGATACGTGCCTTGTCTGCATCGCGCCCGGCGAAATAGTTCGTCCGAACAGCGTTGTAGAAGTTTTTGATCTCGGCGTGGGACCAGATTGGCTTTGCGTCGGGCGCCTGCGTGTTACCGGGTGCCGGATTTAGCCTGCCAGGGGATGCCAATGATGCCAGTGGGATCGCCGCGACCCGAGGCTCTGATTGAGGCTGCGGAGGCTGCGAGACTGACGTTTGGCCCGTGGCCGCTTCCTCGTCTTGGAAGCGCTTGAAGAACGCTAGGACACGAGGGGCATCGGCCGCTCGCATCGCCATGTTCAACTGTTCCTGTCTTACAGGACTAGAGTTAAAATCTCGTAAACGCAGCCACTGGCGCCAGCGCGGGTCCTCGTTAACCTGCCGCCAGTCTGGCATGCTCTCGTCGAGCCGCTCATAGATGCCCTGCGTTCGTTGCTGGCTAACCTGTTGATTAAGCCGCTGATTTTCCTGCTGCAGGGCAGTCAACGTTGGCGCGACGGCCTCTAGTGCGGCCCGCTTGGTGACATCGATCAGGTCGGCACCGTAGTTCTTGACATCCTCGTCCGTGATGTACGCCGGCTTGATATCTGGCGACAAACTTGGATTACGGTTAATATTCGGGTTCGTGAGCACCTGCTGCACCCGCATGAGCTCGTCGCCCATCTGCGACATCTGCTCCTGCAGCGAACCGATCGTCCGCTGGGAGGCGTCGTACCGCCCCTTCATGGAGTTGTACTGGTGCTCGAAATTGGGCGGCTCCTGGGGTGCCGGCGCCTGGGTAGGCGGCGGGGGCGGGGCTTGAGTAGGCGGCGGGGGCGGGGCTTGAGTAGGCGGCGGGGGCGGGGCCTGCGTCTGTACCTGAACGGGTACCTGAGCGGGATTAATTGCCGGTTCCGGTGCCGGTTGTTCCCGAGCGGGAACAACAGGTTGCGCAGGATCTGCCGGCGGATTTGCCGCATAGAAGCTCTCGGCCTTCGCGGCGGCGCGGCGGACTGCTTCGGGGACTTTGATGTCAGGATCAACGGGGAGGGATAATTGGGAGGTAGCCATGTTGCACTCCTAGAGCGCTTACGGGTTCCTCACCGGTAAGGGCTCATTCTTTTTGGCAGTGCATTCTTTAAAGATTCTTAATAGGGCGAACGCGGCTTGTGCGCGCCCCTGCGCGACCATGACTTCTTCAGGGGGCGCCTGCACCACTTTAAAGGTTAATTCCTCGTAATATTCGGCTAGTCGCACAAGAAATGTGTCAAAAGCTTCCGGATTACCGTTCCGAAGCAAGAGCGCGCATTGAGGCAAAGTTGGATCTGCAGCCATTACTGCCCGATCCCAGGCCAGTTTCCGGACCCGAGACCGTCAGTGCCGCCACCAGTAGAAGTGGCATCGGGCGTGGGGTTCGCCATCGGAGTAGCCTTGCTGTAGTCATTGATTGATTGGCCGCTAGGCATCTGTCCTACCTGCGAGCCCTTGCCCGCATGCTTGGTGATCGTGCCGCCTTTAGTCAGAGGTGTTAGATGCTTTTTGAAGACCGCCATTAACCACCTATCGGGTTCATTCCGTACGTCGAAGTGTTGCCGGGCCCGGCGCCGGCCGGGTTTGGCGTTATTGGCTTGCCGTAGTCAGTCGTGCTCGCCGCAGCAGGCTTAATGCGCGGAACGGGCGCGGCCCGCAGAGTTCCCGGCCGCGAGCCGAGGACCCACGAAGGAGTCTTAGCGCCCGCAGGAACCGATTTGGATCCTTTGATGGAGACTCCCGGCATGGAAGCTCCTTATCGAGCGCTGGTAATGCCCGAACGGGCCGGCTGCGAACCTTGATAACCAAACATTTTTCCGGAGCCGCCCTTGGCAAACTTCTCGCCAGGAGCAGAATCTTGCGTCTTCCCGGTTTCGGCCGGGGTCTGTTCGCCCGCGGCCTGCTCTCCGAACATGTGGTTTGAATGGCCACCCTTAGCAAATTCGACGTCATGCGAGCGTTCTGTGGCCTCGGCGCCAGAGTCCCCGCCCTTAAAACCTTTAGCCATAGTTCCCTCCATAAGGATTATGGGGGATCCTAGCATGCAAGGGTTAACCGCCTCTTAAGATAGGCTATTGCCGCCATAAGGATATTCGGATCGTCATGCAAATTCCCCAGCCCTAACGTATGTTGATCCGCAAACCAAACCATTATCCACGATGAGATCTATCCCGGTACAAAACCGGGACGCATCTGACGCCAAAAACATGACCGCGTCAACAACGACGTCCAGTCCCGCTGTCAAATGGCCTGGAGAAACAGAATTAATGCGAACACCAAAGCGGTTTAGCTCGGGAGCCAAACTATACGTCAAAGCAATCAGGGCGGCTTTAGATACAGCATATGGCACACGACCATCACCGAAACCTCGATAGGCGGCAACGGAAGCAATATTTATGATACTGCCACTAGGTGACATCCTAGGAAGCACATGACGAATATTGGTTACCGCGGCGACGACATGAAGATTGAATTGGTGCATGAACGCAAATGGGTCTGTAGTCAGTATACCGTCGTAGCGGCCGGCCAATCCCGCGTTGTTAACAAGAACGTCGATATATCCAGGAGCTCGCTTAATAGTTCGAGCAATATCATCTGGGACCGTCACATCGGCTTGAACATAAGTTGCCCCAGTGTCGGCCGCAATCTTATCGCCAAGATCCTGTCGTCGACCATTGAATATAACGCAAGCGCCTTCAGCTGCGAGCCTTCTGACCAGGGCCTCGCCAATACCACTGGTTCCCCCAGTTACGAGCGCGGTCTT